TAAGACACATTGCACTTGTTAGATTGAGGCGGTCTTCGGATCGCCTCTTTCTTTTTGTAAAAATCTATTGTACTGTTTGGGCATCCCTGACAGTCGCATGGTGCGACTGACATTTGCCACGACAGGAGAATCACATGGCTAATACAACTTTCTCAGGACCAGTGCGTTCTGAAGGCGGCTTCCAGCAAGTCACTAAAAACACAACAACTGGAAATCAAGTAAATGACAAGTTTGAAGTAGACGCTGGCGGTCAAGTCATTGTCTACGGAACAAATGCTAATAACGTTAATAGAGGTGCGCGCACTTCTGATAGATATTATTTAGAGTCATACTTTGAAAAAAGACCGGCTATTAATGCCAACATTGACCAAGCCTACACCGTAGAAGTAGCACGGGCAGCAAGCAGAGAGTTTGAAATTCTAGGCACTAACATGACAACCGCATTGGTTACTTTTGATACCACACGCGCTGGCCTAACTATTACAACTGCTGGTGCAGACCAAGATCAAGCTATTATTGCACCGCACCTAGATACAGCATTTACAGCTTGGGCAAGTGTGTTGTGGGGTACGGAAAACTACACAGAGTGGGAATGCTCCGTGTCAACGAATGCAATTGATAACCAGAAAATCTGGGCTGGATTGAAGCTAACCAACGATCAATTGGTTGCTACAGACGCTAATCAAGCATTCTTTAAGTTCCAGACTGACGCAACAAACTCTGAAGCGTTCACCGACTTCACGGTGCTTCACTTTGTTCATTCAATAGCGGGTACAGATTTTATCAGTGCTTTGCCTATAACCGTTACTGCAAACCAAACTCTTCACCTAAAAGTAGTTATTGATGCCGACAGAAAAGCAACCATTTTTGTGAATGGTCAGCAGTATAATGTTACGACAACTGCGGGTTCCACTGGCGGAACCGCTGTAACAGCGGTAGCAGAGGGCGGAACTGTAACCAAAACAGGCGCTTTGACCGACAATGTTGATTTCATTCCTTACATTGGGATTGAGGCTGGCGCTGCTGCTGCTGAAGCATTGGATGTTCATTACCAAGCAATCAACCGCGTTATATTTGAATAACAAACATGGGGGGGCAAATGCTCCCCCAACAGTTTAGGAGATTAATATGGCTGATGCTGTAGCTACTCAAACAATAATCGACGGTGACAGGAATGTAGTTCAGAAGTTTACCAACGTGTCTGATGGTAGCGGTGAAGCTGCTGTCGTAAAAGTTGATGTAAGTGGGTTGGCCGCTAATTCACATGGAACAGCCTGTACGGGCGTTGTCATTGAAGAAATCTGGTGGCAGTGTATTGGTATGAAGGTTCAGATACTTTGGAATGCTTCAACCAATATTTTCTGTATTGAACTAGGTGAAAACCAAAGCGGCAACCATGACTATAAGTCTTTTGGCGGTTTAACAAATAATGCGGGTAGCGGAGTGAATGGTGACGTTCTGTTTACAACAGTTGGTCACACTTCCGCAGATACCTATACTATTATTTTAAAAATGAAAAAAGAGTATGGTTGATGGCTGATAAGCCTATCAAACGTAATAAGAAGAATTACCGCCCCACTAAAACAGGGGCGGGAATGACAAAAGCTGGTGTGGCTGCGCACAAACGCGCAAATCCCGGCTCTAAATTAAAGACTGCTGTTACTGGCAAGGTAAAACCCGGCAGTAAAGACGCCAAGAGGCGCAAATCTTACTGCGCACGTTCGGCAGGGCAGATGAAGAAATTTCCAAAGGCAGCAAAAGACCCAAATAGTCGTTTGCGCCAAGCCAGAAAACGGTGGAAGTGTTGATGTTGACTAAAGGTAACAAGAGAAAAGTAAAAAAAGTCATTAAGGGTTTAAAGAAAGCCTCAAAGCTACATGCGGGTCAGGCCAAAACTCTTAAAGGCATGGTAAAAAAGACCTCATAAAATGTGGAAGTGTTGATATGACCAAAGAACGCTTAATGGAAGTCTTATGTGTAATCTGTTTAGGTTATTTTGGATGGTTAGGCGTTCAGGTCATAGATATAAAAAGTGATCTTTCTATTGTAGCCCATAGAACCGAACAAATGTGGGGGAAATACATTGACGATATCAAGGTCTCAAATCTCACAACAAGTGTCGAAAGGTAGAAAAATGGCTAAAAAATCTCCCAAAGACGCATGTTATAAAAAAGTAAAAGCTAGATACAAGGTATTTCCTAGCGCATATGCGTCTGGCGCAATTGCAAAGTGTCGAAAAGTAGGCGCTAAAAATTGGGGAAATAGTAAGAAAATGATAGAAGGTGGCGAAGTAGCTAATAATAATTTTAGAAAACGTCCTGTGAGAAGAAGGATGAATGGCGGAGAATCCATAGCCAATGGTTGTGGTGCTGTTCGGAATGACCGCAGAAAAGTTACTAAGTTTACCTGATGGCTGTTAGAAAAACAGAAAAAGGAGCGTCCTTAAAACGTTGGTTCAAAGAGGACTGGAAAGATGTTCGTACAGGCAAGGCTTGCGGTAGAAAAAAAGATGAGAAACGCGGCACTCCTTATTGCAGACCTAGTAAAAAGGTCAGTAAAAAAACTCCAAAAACTACGTCAGAAATTACAAGTGCCGAAAAGCGTAGCAGAGTGGCGCAAAAGAAACGATTAGGTCAGCCAGCAGGCAAACCTAAAAGAGTTAAATCTTTAAAAAGGAGAACTACAAAATGATGAAGAAAAAAGGTGCAGCAAAGGGCGGCGTTCGCAAAATGCGCGGCGGCGGCATGGCTACAAAAGGTTACATTAAAGGCGGTCGTGTAGCAACAAAAGGAGCAGCCAAAGGTGGAGCAAAAATGACAGTAGCTCAACTGCGTTCAGCCGCAAAGAAAATGGGCATGAAGGTGGTAAAAGCTTAATATGCCATTTTTGCAAAGCAACATACCACACTTTAAGTGCTGGGTTCGTCGTGAATATACGGTCAACCATGAGCGTTATCACGGCGAATTTCTGCATGCTATGGCTATTGCCGTAACCACAATGCCGAACAGATGTTTGAGTTTTCAAATCATCTTTACGGGTTGTGAGGCAGATGAAGATGGCGATGAGAACGTTCATGGCGGCGCTATGTGGGCTAGGATGCCCATAACGGCTCTGGTAGCCGATGAATCGTTCGATGAGTGGCCTGAAGCAATGCCAGTGCATGCAGCGCAGCCTTGGGACTGCCCGTCCCACACACACGCCGTATACACGCTAGACAGGGCCACACCTTGCCCTTGGATGGCAAAGATTGATGGCGGGTTCTACCCCGCCAAATATATGTTTACTGTGGATTATACTGATACAGATGTAGCAGACGATCCAGCACAGCACAAACAAGCTCATGTATTGCAACTTCTGGACGCGGGAGAGTGGACAGGCAATATAGTAGCGTTACCCAACAACAGAGTTAGGGTCACGCATCCAGCGTGGTTTGAGACAGGTGAGGGAGCGCCAGATTTCAAACCATCACAGCATATACATTATTCTAAATCTGATCTAGACTACACGTTAGATGTTAACAGGGTTTTCGACAACCTTTATAACGAGGAATAATATGGCACTATCAGGCTCGACCGATTTTGAACTAGATGTAGCCGATTATATTGAAGAGGCTTTTGAGCGTTGCGGCTTGGAAGTACGAACTGGCTATGATCTGAAAACAGCAAAACGCTCCTTAAATTTGCTGTTTGCAGATTGGGCTAATCGCGGCCTGAATCAGTGGACTATTGAGCAACGTAGCTTCACCCTTACTGCAAGTGATGGTGAATACGTGCTTGATAATGATGTGGTAGATATTCTGTCCTTGGTAGTTAGGCGCAGTGGCATTGATTACTCCTTAGACCGTATTAGTCGTGACACATACTTAAACATTCCATCAAAAACTACGACAGGCCGACCCACACAGTTTTTTGTAGATCGTCAAATAACGCCAAATCTAAAAATATGGCCTTTGCCTGAAAATTCTACAGACTTAATTGTCTTCAACGCCTTAACCAGACTTGATGACGCTGACACATATGTAAACACAATAGGGGTGCCTTTTAGGTTCTATCCTGCTTTGGCAGCGGGTTTAGCGTACTATATTGCCATTAAGAAATCTCCTGACCGTATCCAAATGTTAAAGCCGATTTATGAGGAAGAACTTGCAAGGGCTATGGATGAAGATAGGGATCGTGCTTCATTCCGTGTAGCACCAGATTTAAGGAATTACAGATATGTCTAAGTACGCCACTGGCAAGTGGGCATACGGTATATCTGACCGATCTGGGTTTCGTTATCGCTTGCGAGATATGAGAAAAGAATGGAATGGATTTTTAGTTGGTAAAGATGAGTGGGAACGCAAGGAACCTCAACTTCAGCCCCTTAGAGCAAGACCAGACCCACAAGCATTAAAAGACCCTAGACCTGAAACTGATGTGGCGTCTATGAATAGCATACAATATGGCTTCAATCCTGTTGGATACCGTGGCGATGCTTTAGGTTTTACTGGCAATAGGTTGAAGGCTGAAGGGTCTGTAGGAGAGGTCACGGTGACAACATGAGCTACACATATACAAAATTAAAAGAAGCTATAAAAGATTATACGCAGAATGATGAAACAACTTTTGTTGCCAACCTGCCTATTTTTATAGGAAACACTGAAGAACGTATTTTAAAGAACGTTCAGTTAAGTTTGTTTCAACGTAACGCCAGTGGGGTTATGAGCGCGTCAAACAAATTTTTAACTTGCCCCTCAGACTTTCTTGCCCCTTTTTCTTTGTCTTTTACCAACGCTCAAGGTTTCCAAAGTTTTTTAGATTTTAAAGACGTAAACTACATACAGTCTTTTAATCCCAATCCTGCCACTACGGGTTCACCACGTTACTACGGGCAGTTTGATGTTGATAACTTTATAATATCGCCTACACCTGATAGCGGCTACACGGTTGAGTTGCACTATTTTTATCGCCCAGCAAGCCTAACAGTCAGTCTATTCACACTGACATTAACCAATGTTTCAGGCACTTTTGAAGGTGATGACACAATAACAGGCAGCACAAGTGGTCAATCTTCAGAGGTCGGTTCTATAACAACCTCAACCAGTATTGTAGTGGAAATACCAAGTGGAAATTACACTGTTGGTGAAACCATCACGGGCAGTATTAGTGGTGCAACAGCCACTATATCAGCTATTGGGTCAGACATTACAGTATCTTGGATAAGTGAAAATGCTGAAATAGCACTGCTGTATGGCAGTCTTTTAGAAGCATATACCTTTATGAAGGGTGAGCAGGATATAATGGCAATGTATGAGAAGCGTTTCTCAGAGGCCATGATGGGATTGAAGATGTTGGGCGAATCAAAAGAAGTTACCGATGAATACAGAACGGGACAAATTGTGAGGCCAAAACGATGAATGAAATGTCTTTTGGCGTATCTATGTCCAATGATTTTAAAGTGGGTGTTGAAACTACAGACAACCGTGGGTTCACTCCCGAAGAAACAGCACTGCGTTGCGTAAACAAAATAATAGGTGTTTCAGACAACGCTCCCCCTGCGATTAGGGATCAAGCACACGCATACCGAAATGAGATGCAGAAGATCATTGAGGTGTATATGAAACAGGCTATCAAAAGTGATCGTACTACGGTATATAATGCAATAAAAGATGCTGGTCAGCTAAAGTTGGCCGAATATATAAGGAAAATGTAATGGCTTTCAGTGGCAACTTTCTATGCACTTCATTTAAAGTAGAGTTAATGAAGGGCGTTCACAACTTTACGGCGGCAAGTGACAAATTTAAACTGGCTTTGTACAATAATAGCTCCTCGTTTACCGCTGCGACCACGGCGTATACGTCAACCAACGAAATCAGTGGCACAAACTATACCGCTAAGGGCAACTTCCTGACCAGTGTTACTCCGGTCGCAAGCAGCACAACCGCGCTTACC